TTGACTTTCATACCGCCAAACTCCGATTCGTTGTTGAGCCACTTGCAACAGAAACCGAAACGTTGTACCATGTGTATATTATAACAGATATTTGTGATATGTCTAGTCGAGAAGTGTTTCCATCATCGCCCAGTGTCCAATGATGTCACTACAATGCAGTTTGAATCCGTGCTCTCTGTCTATGTCACGTAAGATCTTGTTGGCCTTGGCCATGCTCAGTCCTACGTTTGCTGGTAATTGCAACGCATTTATTGTTTTTCTTTTGAGTGCTGTTGCGGCCTGTACTCTATGCCACCCGTCTGTCAATAGATAGTAGCCTGAATCTTTTATTGGTGTCACGAGTATTGGATCCCAAGCACCATCCTTTTTTAGTTTGTTGATCCATGTTCTCTTCTCTTTATTGAGTGGACGTTCAACACCCAATCCCATCTCGGCCATGGTCACTAACTTGCTTAACTCAACTTTAACTTTTTTGATCTTAATCCGTTTCATAGTCTATCGAATTGATGTCTGTTATGATCTGCCATTCCGGACCATTGGGCAATGGTTTCCTTTGTGGATAATCGTTCACGTCTGACATTTCTCTGTACTTGTTGGCACAGGCAGGACCACAGAATGGCCTGATTATACGTTTGTCGTATTTGGTGTCGTGTAGGCTGTCGTACCAGTATATTGCGTTTAAGAATTGTTTGTTGCAGACGTAACAGATGTGTAGTTTAATCATTGCCAGGTAACGAAGTCATCTGACTCATGCCACCTGTGTTCACGTAGCCGGCCTTGGTCCTGTTTTGCTCGGGTTCTTCGTCTGACACTAGTAAGATGTCATTCTCGTCAATCATTCGTACTTCTAGTTCCACGCCCTCTTTCTTGACCTTGAATCCCCTGCTCCATCTTCCGTGTGACACCATGACCCACTGTCCCACTGTGACGTCTTCCTGTTGATCACCGATGGCGTAGACCTTGCCCCATCTAGGATGTATGCCCGATTCTGAGCCATCATCGTCTGTGAGTATGATACCGCCCTTGGTCTTTGTCTCTCCAAAGTGCATGTCTGACACCAACACCCTTTTCTTGAGTGGGGTGATGTCGTAATCAACGGTGTATTCCTTGCCACCGTGTGATCCAAAGCCTTTTGCCTGTAAGTCTTCTAGTTGTCCCATTATAGGATTATTATATAAGATTTATTCTAATCCGTCAAGAGCCGCGTCTATGCCTTTTTTGGCTGTGCTCGCTGTTTTAGGTTTGAAAGTTTCCACCGGCTTTGATTCCGTTGGTTTCACTTCTACCTTCTTGGGCTGTGGTGCCGCCGTTTTCTTTGGTGCTGGTTTTGCCGCTACGGGTGTCATCTTTTGTACAGTCTTCACTGGTTCCGCCTTGGGTGCTGGTATTCGTTTGTCTTTGCTTGGTGTGTCACTGACCATTCCTTTTGGCTGTTCATAGTACTTCTTGATTATCTGTTCTTTTGGCGTCACAACTTGTCCACCTGCTCCCAACACATCTCCCCTGGCGTTGACATTCATATTACCAACTGCCTGCACGGACTCGTTGGCCGCTCTAAGTTTTTCTATGTCCACCATGCGTCCCTGCATGGTCCTGTACATTTTTTTTCTGGGTGCTCTTGCTACCATAATTAAACTCCTATATTATTACTTATCATCTCAGAAATTCGGTGATGTCCAAATTGTACAGCATGGGATTGATCTTGTGTACTCCTATCAGGAACAGACAGAAACTGGCCACGCTTGAACCCCTGCCAACTCCCCATACCGTGTTGTTCTCTCTTAGTGTGTCCACGAAATAGATCAGGAACTGTAGTACACGTATGAATTTTTTCTTCTCAAACAGATCATATTCCATCTGCACTCTCATTTTCTCTTCGTCGTTCTGACATTTATCAAGCAACCATTGTAATACATTTATTTGGTAATACTTGTCAGGCATGTGCCATTTGTCACAGTTCTCCTTGTCGAATATCTCAGGCTTGGGTCTTTTGGGTGCGGTGTTGATCACTGGCAGATCTATGCCCAACTCCTTGAGGCTGTGGGAATATTTGTCTATGCTGTCGAAGTACAGTTTTGATATGTCGAAGTTGGGATCTGTGTATAGTAATTCAATCGCATCCTCTTCCGAGAATATCACATCACCGTGTTCATTTATGTTTGTCTTTGCCGCCATCTAGTACCTTTGGTTGGAACTCAAATATTTTAGCATGGTACTCGTGCTTCTTGTCAACAGGAATCTCAGTATTGTTCCAACTGAAGTGTCCTGTGTAGATGCCTTTGTCCAGTTCTTGATCATAAGTTGCCGTGTCCGCCCTCAACCACCATGGATCAAATTTGTTGAACTTTGCTGAGAACCAATCGGGTCGATCTAACAGTATAAGCTCTTTGCTGTCTTTGTCAACCGTGTAGGTAATACCATCTCCCTGCCATGAGCTCAAGTCTATGTGATTAATCACAATCTTGCTGTCCAAGATGCTGTTGGCTTTGCAGAAACACACCGCGGCCATGATCTGGTCATAGGGCGGTTTTGGTAATTCAATAAATCTGTTCGTGGTGCTCTTTTTCAATGTGTGGTAGAGGGGTTCGTCCCTCCAGGTCGTTATAGTGTTCGCGAAAACCTGTTCGAAGAGATTTTTTAAACGTTCAAAATAATCTGTTTGTTCTTTGAGGCTTGCTGTGTGTGGGGTTAGAGAAATGTTGATTTTGTATTCATTAGCGAACAGTTCACCGTCAACTATGATTATGCTTTTGAATTTTGTCTTCCAAGTGAATGTGTTTGACATCACGACTATTTACTAGTCGATGTTGACCAGGTCGCCTAGGTCTGGTTCGTTCCTCAATTTCTTGTTGTTCTTGTGCCATTCCTCGATACGTCTCTGTCTGATGGCGTCTTGGTATGTCCTAAGTGCCTGCTGGAGATTGAAAAGTAGTTCTGGATTCCTGCCACGCCTGGCGATGGCTACCTTCCTGTTCAATTCTTTGATTCTTTTGGAGATGTCCTCCTCGGACATGTTGCCTATCTCTTCTTGTAATGGATGGAAGTACATCGGACTCCTTAATTATTATGCGTACTGTTTGCCAAGTTGGTGCATTAATACTGTGGTACCACCATCTGGCGACATGAATTCGAACAGAGCTCTACCTAGACCTATAGTTACTTGATCAGATGTTCCGTCACTGCCTGTAACATTGTCTGCCTTGATAACAGCATTTGGGAAAGTTAAAATACCCGTTGATGTAGGTTCAACTGTGATGTCTAAAACGATTCTGCCCAATGCTCCTGTTGGTGGAAAGTTCAAAAACGAAAAAGTAGTATCTGCTGTGATGGTCAATGTTTGGTAGTGTCCGTTCTCATGATTAAGTGTGACTGATCCACTTGATACTGTTCCATGTGCATACACTGTTTGTGAGGTATCCTTGAATTTAGCTCTCGAAACCTCGTTATCGGCAAAGTTACTGGCACCATCCTTGCTGGCCTTGTTGGTCTGCAGATCCTCGATCTCAGATTTTGCTTCTGTAAAGTTTGTGCTTATCGCACTGAAGTTATCCCTGAAACCCTGAGAACTGTTATCCTGTCCTGCCTTGGGAAAAGTTCCATCTATGTTTCCTGGTACTATGTTGCTTGCCATTATTTTATTCCTTTGTCCCTAAATTTAAGATATTTATCGTTGGATCTCTCCACTTTGATTATTGTGTCGGCCTGTGGTAGTTCTTTGGTAAAAGTAATGGTGGTATTTTTGGCCGTGGTGTTATGCGAAAGTGTTATACCCAACTCATGGTCTGCCGATCTCAGAGTTCCGTCCGCTGTGAGATATGTAGGCTTTATGTTGTTGTCGGCTGTCACTCCTTGCCCCACGAATACAGTGCTTGTTCCTTCTTTAACTAGAATATCTTCTTCATGTATGATTTCGTCAACCACGAAACTTGCTGTAGCACCATCGGCAGTGAAAGTATCAGTGGCAACCTTAGATTTGTTGACCACATACCTGTCAATTGTGAATGCAATATTTTTGAAATTCAATGCCTTGTCCTCTATCCTTTTCTTGACTAGTGCCGATGTGCCTGGCTTACAGTAGCAGATAGGTACCGCCGTTACATATCCTAGCGGTGCGAGGTCTCCTGCCTGTGTTGTCTTCATCCATAATGGCAAGTGATCCCATTCTTTGTGGCCTAGGCTTTTCATCCTTGATCTCATGTTGGCCACTGCGTTTGGATATATCGTTTCGATGAATCCCAAGTCCGCACTAAGTTGGTTGGCATATCTTACCTTTGATCCACTAGTACTGAATGAAAGACCACCGTCTGTAGTGATTTCATAATCCACATAATCTGCCGTAGCGTTCATGCTGGACGCTCTAGGTCCCAACAATGGTTTGGCTATTCCATTTCTTAATTTTATAGATGATGACACTGCTGATCCTGATTTGTTTACGAGATTATCTTTTATCTCAATGTACACTACTTCGTATTTTGTTGTCGTTCCTTCTTTGGCCACGGCAGTTTTTATATCGCCAAAATATAGAGTCTTAGGTGAATGGTTCTGCTCCATTTGTTGTTGGAATGCAGTCAATGTTTGTGCTTCCAATCCTGCCATCATTAGCATTTCTGGCTTTAACCGCATACCAAAATTATTATCTTCTGGCCTGAAAATGTTGTCTACCGAGTTGATGTTTATATCTTGTGCGATGTTGTAGAATATGTTTTGATCTATAAATGATGTTGCATGTCCGGACATGTTGCCATACTCGATCTGTGTTTCGGTATCCAGGATGTCAACGTTGATTGTAAACTCTTTTGAAGTCGCGGCGGATTGATATTGATCACTTACTGTCACTGTAAATGAGAACGTGTATGCTGTTGACGAGTCTTGTGTATCTCTAAAATCGCTTGGGTCTATGGTTCCTATTAGATTACCTTGCTCTGACAGTGTTATTCCAGTTGGTAAAGATCCTGCGGTGACTGAATAACTCAATACACGATCGGTCTCTTCAGCGACTGCTTCTATAGATAATAGGCTTGGTATGTTGGCTTTTAGTGTTCCGACCACGGATGGTGTAGTGAATGCTATACCTATATCGATCTCACCTATCACCTTCATGGTAAACTCTTGGTCTGTGAACACGTTGATGCCTGTTGCAACTACCCTGTTTGCTCTGACGGTGAATGTATACGTTGTCTCAACTGCTGACTGTCTGGACAACTGTCCGTAAAGTTCTCCGGAGTTGATGTCTATAGACACACCTGCGGGCAATGATCCTGCCTGTATAGAATATTCTAAGTCTCCCTGCAATGGATCAAAGTCATCTACATCTATTTTAACGACAAATGCATTGTCATGTCTAAACGTGCCGAGGTCGGATCCGGTTCTGAAAACAGGTCTTCTGCTGGCACTAAGGTCCATTGTTAGAGGTGAATTGTCAATCTCTGTCATGTCAATAGTAATCTCTGTGTTCGAAACTCTCCAGAAGTCTGCACTGTAAACGAATATTGAATTGTTCTGCTCAACGAAACTGGTACCATCAGATACCCTTATTATAAAATCAAAATTCTTGCTGATACTTTTTGATGTGATTGTCCTGTCATACGTGCCGTCCCATTGATCCTCTGGAGCACCATCATCATAACCTCCACGGGGTCCGTATCTTTGGTCATCTGTGAGTTGCACGATGCCTGATATCAATCCTGTCTTGCTCATTGTCACTCCTGGGGGTAGAGATCCCTGAACTATCTCATAGACCAATGTCTGCCCTGCACGTGTGTCCGTGTCAGTGGCCTGCATCTGTAAAGAAACTTTTGAACCATCTATTATCCAATAAAGTCCAACGTTGGTCGAATCGTCCAGTTGCAGTTTTCCTGCGGCTGTTGTGAATTCAGGTTCGTCTGAGCCTTGAACGTCCAGTGAGAACGTTCTGTCTGTTATTGTGGAATCACCGGCCGTGGCTCGCACGACGAAGGTGTAAAGAGTTCTTTTGGCAACCTCAGCCGGGATTCCTGTCAATAAGCCAGCGGAAGTTACCTGCATACCTACCGGTAGGCTTCCTGCTATCATGGAGTAATTTGTGGCATTGGTAGCGTCGAGTTGTAGCGAATACGCTACCTGCTCGTTAATAGTTGCTAGTTTACCTGCTGTGGTTGTCCACACTGGTGTTGCCATTAAAATACTCCTTACAAGGGTATTTATTGGCGATTACCGGCTATTATTCTGTGTACGAATCCAGTGTTCCAGATGTTGTTGGAGGTTCTCACGTGCGGTCTTGTCCTGCTCGCGTCGTATGGCCTCCTCCAAGCGTTTGATCTCGGAATGTGCAGATTTGTGCCTGTTACGGTCGTTCCTGTGTTTCCTCATTTTCTCCTGTTAAGGATGCTCTATGATCTATTAAGATTCGTCGTAGAACGGAATAACTCTCATTGTTCCGGCGATCTTGATCTTGATGTAGCCTGTTGGTTGTCCAGGTAATGCTGATGCACCTCCCGCCGATCCCACAGTTGCCTGTGTTGCCGTATTAAGATCTATGACTCCAGTACCTTGTGTGCTTATAGATAAGTCACCATCAGACGTATCATTGGCTATGGCATCTGCCCTTACAGTTGTGGCCTCCATCAATGTGAAGTTGGCCTCGGCCGCGGTAAGTTTGGTGTTTGTACCACTGATGGTCACGTTTTGATCATTTGCTGGTGTGATCGTGATGCCACCTGTCGTGGCAGACAACATATTTCCATCTAATCTCAAGTTGTCAACATCTGCTCTGCCTGTGATTGCAACGTTGCCTGTGATTGTCTGTCCAACAGTTGTCATGGCATTTTGAACATCAACTACACCTGTGCCGGCGGCCGCAAGTTCCAAGTTGGCATTTGAGGCGAATGTTGTGATTTTGTTGTCTTTCAATCTAACACCGTCCGCGTCCAGTTGGGTTGTTGTGATATTATTTGTGTTGGTGATATCCGCAGTTGTCAGTGTTCCAACGACTGTTGCATTTGCTAGTACCTTTACTGCTCCTGAACCACTGCCGTCCAGTTCTAGATCTGCGTTTGAGGCGTTGGCCTTTATTGTGTTGTCATCTATTGTGACACCGTCGATCGCTACTGCTCCTGTCATGGTTGCGGCGTTGATCGTTGGGTTGGTTAATGTTTTATTTGTAAGTGTTTGTGATCCAGTTAGTGTTACAACTGTAGAATCAATTGCTATATCATTTGCATTTGCATCAATACCTGTACCGCCGACTACGTTTAAGGTAACATCACCAGTTGTTCCGCCGCCTGTTAATCCGTCACCAGCAACAACACTTGTAATATCTCCTGTAGGAACTGTTGCAACCTGTGTGTCCACGTAGGCCTTGATTGATTGTTGTGTGGCCAACTGTGTCGCACTGTCTGTACTCATGTTGTCCTCGTCTAGTATACCTGTGACTGTTGCACCAGTGGCTAACTTCAAATTAGTTAGATTGATCGTTCCTGTACCAGCCGCATCAATGTGTAAGTCTTCGTTGGATCTGATGCCCTCTATGTGATTGTCTCTGATCTGTATGCCTTCCATTTCTATAGCACCAGTTCCTGAAGCAGTCAGTTTAAGGTTCGCATTGGAGACGTTGGAATTTATTTCATTTCCAGATATTGTTATCTGTTGTCCAAACGGTGACGCTCCGTATAATTCGTCAAAGTTGAGGTTGATCTTGTCAAACGCTGTTCTTAATGGATCACCCGTGCCGTCGTTTGCACTTGATCCTATGTTTATTGTCTGTTGGGCCATACTTTATATTAATCCTTTTTGTTATGGGTATTTATTTGAAATTCTATAAACCTAATGTAATTATTATAGGTCTATCAAGACTCTCTGGAATTTGAATACAGTGCTGTCGTTGGTTATATTCGTCGCTAGTAGTCTCACGTTTCCGTCATCTATGTCCGCTGTGAACGTGCAAAGTGGATCCGTGTAAGATCCCGTGTTGCCGAACACGGTCACGTAGGCCTCCGTGGTGCTGTCAGCACTTGGGCCGTGTACCAGCGTGGCCTCCACCATCTCGAACCTGCTGTTGGTGGCGTCTGATATTGAGATGTAGTATTTGGCACTCCTGTACGAAGCACTAGACCAACTGTCCATGACGGATGTTGCTGAAGTGGCAATTGTTGCCAAATTGTCATTAATTTCCGAGTGGTTCAATGTGGATCCACTTGAGATGGTCACAAATCCTATGTTGCCTGCACCGTCTGTTTTCAGCACTTGGTCCGCTGAACCGTCTGACGTTGGGAAACTGAAACCGCTGATGGACACCGTGCCCGTGCCATTGCCTGAAAGTTCCAGGTCGGCGTTGGATGCATTTGACGAGATAGTGTTGTCTGTTATGGTAACACCGTCGATGGTCATTCCGCTGGTGGTTGTCAATGTTGTGAATGTTGCCGCTACCGGCGTGGTCGCACCTATCACGGTGTTGTCGATCGTACCGCTGTTGATGTCCGCCTTGGCCATCACCACTGATCCTGATCCGCTCGCTGATAGCACTAGGTCTGAGTTTGATTGTGTCGTCGTTATATTGTTGTCAGTGATGTTGACATTAGAATCTATGGTCAGGTTGCTGATGTTCACGGTACCGGTACCGCCCGGTGTGAGTTCCAGGTCAGCGTTTGAGCTTGTTGCTATAATATTGTCGTTGAATATGATGTTGTCTATTGTTGTTGTCCCGACCAAACTCGTTGTTCCTGTGACATTCAACGTAGATAGTGTTGTCAATGCCGAGGGCACTGCAAGTGTTGAACTTAGGTTTGTTGCCCCTGAAAGTGTTGCCGCCCCAGACACGTTCATTGTTCCATCTACGATCAATCCATCGTTGATGTTGATAGCAGTAGAGTCATCTGAACTCAATGTGGTGCCTCTGAATTTCACTGCACCAAACACCACAGAACCAGTGCCATTAGGCCGTAAATTTATATTTTCATTTGACCTGATACCCTCGATGTTGTTGTCATTTATCCTTATGGCCGGGAAGGATATAGCACCTGTGCCAGAAGGTGTGAAAACAAGATCCTCGTTTGATCTTGTAGCCGATATCTCATTGCCACTGAAACTTAGATCCCCGCCTGTGAGTGGTGACAGGTAAAGTTCCGTGAACATGTCGTTCACTTTCTGCATGGCGGCTCTCAGAGTATCACCCGTGCCGTCGTTTGCGTTTGAACCTACATTTAAAGTCTGTTGTGCCATGTTATACTTTTATCACCCTTTTTACGAATTTTATTACTTGGTTGTTAGTGTTATTTACTGTTCCTAGCAACCTAACGTTGCCGCCCGATATGTCCGCACTCAACACTATTGATTCATATGCCGTTGATCCATCTCCCTGACCATTTCCTACACGTGCAAAAGAACTGATATAGGCGTTGGTCCCGTCGTGTGTGACGTTGGCCTCTACCAATGCGTACCTGTCCGCCGTGCTGTCCGACATCTGTATCAAATATTTCACGCTCCTGTGTGTTGACGCACTGAATGAATCTATGGTCTGTGTCGAGGAGTCACCTGTTATGGTGACCGTGCCGTCCGCTACGTCTGATTCCACGTACAGAATTGGGAAGGTGGTCAAGGAGAGGTTCTTGGATGCATCCGTCTTTATGAATTGTCCCGCCGCATATGAGTTTGGCCAACTGAAACCATTTATTGAAACGTTGCCCGATCCATTGGCACTGATCTCGAGGTCAGCGTTGGTGGTGTTGACAGTGATCTGGTTGTCCTTGATGTTGAGCTGGCCAGCGTTGATCTGCGTGTTTGTGAAGGACACCGTTGTGAAGGTTCCAGCGGCCGGTGTGGAGGCGCCTATTACCGTGTTGTCGATGGTGCCTGAATCTAGATCGATGTTTGAAATCTGTGTGGAACCTGTGCCATTGCCTGACAGAGCCAGGTCGTCATTGGATCTGGTGACCTTGATCACGTTGTCTGTCAAATTTATGCTAGAATCTATGGTGAGATTGCCGACATTGACCACTCCCGTGCCACCTGGTGTAAGATTCAGATCCGCGTTTGAACTGGTTCCTATTATGTTGTCATTGAACGTGAGATTGTCCACAGTGGTTGTTCCCACGAATGAAGAAGCACCCGATACTGTCAAGTCAGACAGAGTGGTAACTCCGTCCACATCTAAAGTGGATCCAATTTGTACCGTTCCAGCGAATGTTGTTGCTCCTGCACTCAAGGTGCCATCCACGGTTAGGTTCTCGTTGATGTTTACTATGGATGAGTCAATTGCAGTGATCGTAGTTCCTGATATTCCTATTCCGTTAACGACCAAAGATCCCGAACCGTTGGCCCTCAATATTAGATCATCGTTGGATCTGGTGCCTTCGATGTTGTTGTCGTTTATCTTTATCGCGGGGAAAAGCACAGCACCAGTGCCAGATGGTTTCAACACTATGTCCGCATTGGATTCGGTTGAACTGATCTCATTCTGAATGAAGCCCAGCGAGGTGTCCACCAACGGATCCGCGTACAACTCCGTGAAGTTGGCATTGATCTTGATGCCCGCACCCCGGATGGTATCGCCCGTGCCGTCGTCCGCGATCGCTCCTATGTTTATCACTTCCTGTGCCATAATTTAATGGTATTTATGGTTACGGAGAGACGTTCTTGAATGGGTGGTCACTGGGCAGATTCGCCGTCAAACCCCACTTGTGCGCCAGGTATCCCTCGGCCTTCTCGAACTCCGTTATGTCCGTACCGCCCGTGCCCGGCAGTGCGCCAACCACGAAGAACTCAGCCAACTGGCCATCCAGCCTCTCGTTGGCCCTGTTCCTCATTACCCTTATGTCCTGGTTGGTGTTGATGGCATTGTCATAGTCGTTGACCGGAGTGAATGCGTTGGCGCCGTCCACCCTGGCAGAGATCTGGTTGCCGGTCTTGTTGAATATGGTGCCCACTATGTGGAATGCGTCAAGGCTGACTGCTGAGTCAAAGGCTTCGAGGTTACCTATGGTTGATGATATCCTGTTGGAACCCAAAGCGTCCAGGTCCAACTCACCGTTGAACGCACTGGCGTTACCGGAACTCACAGCGTAGTCTCTCTTGGCGGATGCCGACACGGTGTTGTTCTCGAAACTGTAGAAACTGTCCTGGTTGTCATCTATGGTGTCA